GTATAATTATGATGGAACAAGGAAGCTAACAACTGTGGGCCAGATTAAAACACCAGCTGACCAGGATATGAAAAACTCCTCTGTCTATAATCCTGTTCCGTACAATATAGACTTTGAATTGTCAATCTATGTCCTAAATGCTGAAGATGGTACAATGTTAATTGAGCAGATACTGCCGTACTTTACCCCAGAGTGGACAAACACTATTAAGCTAGTTGATGATCTAGATCTTCGTATGGATGTTCCATTGGTATTGAATAACATAACAACTGAAGATACCTACGAAGATTCATATGAAAATAGAAGAACTATTATCCATACATTAAACTTTACAATGAAGGGCTATGTATTTGGTCCTGTTAAGGATAAGAATATTATCAATACAGCTCTAACAAGAACATTTGTTGCTCCTGGATTTGAAGCTGATGTTGAGACAGCCAATAGTGGACCAAATGCAGTAATTAGTGTTGGAATAACAAACGCTGGTAGCGGCTATGTCAATAATCAGATTATTACATTCTCTAATGGCACAAGCAACAGTACTGCTAAGATTACAACAAACGCTACTGGCTCTATTACCAGCCTAGTAATACTAACTGGTGGTAACTTTGCAAATTCATCTATTATCAGAACTCAAGTTGCTAATACTACAACTACATCTAATGCAACAAATGGTAACACTTCAGCAGGTACTGGTGCAGTATTTGATGTAACGCTTGGCTCTGAGCTATTCTACACAATTGTTACCGTAACACCTGGATTGGATGCTAATGGTGATCCAACCACAAACGCTGAAATATCAATTACCGCTAATAGTATTGCTGCTAACGATAATTGGGACTTTATTGTTACAACCAATACAAATCCTAATTTTCCAGTAGATGATCCAACAAATGACCCAGACATTTAAACATAAAGAAACTATGAAAAGCGTCTCGAGCGCTCTTGATATGACACCACTTCCAGTTGCAGTGAAGGAAGAGGAGGAAATTACTATGGATACATTACCTGATGAAACAGTCAAAGATGACTTTGACTATGCTAGAGATAATATGCGTCAGCTTATCCATAAAGGGCAAAATGCACTAGATGGTATTTTGACCATTGCAAGTGGCAGTGAGCATCCAAGAGCATATGAAGTTGCTGCCGCTTTAATGAAGACAATGGCAGAGACGAATAAAGATCTCCTAGAGCTTCAAAGAACCAAGAAAGTCTTGCAGAAAGAAGACCCTAAGGCACCTCAACTAGAGGGCCCACAGAATGTAACAAATAATCTATTTGTTGGGTCTACAGCTGAATTACAAAAGATGCTCCGAGACAAACAAGATGAGTATATCGAGAGCGATAAAAACTAAGTCAGCTGTTACCACTACCTCTTATAAAGGTAATCCTAAGCTCAAAGCCGCAAACTCTCCTATGGAGTTTACGAAGGAGCAGGTCGCAGAGTACATTAAGTGTTCTAGGGACCCAAAGTACTTTGTTCGGAACTACATTAAGATTATACACATTGATAGAGGATTAATCAACTTTGATATGTATCCTTATCAGGATGATATCGTCGATACAGTGATGGACAATAGATTCGTCATCTGCAAGATGCCTCGTCAGACTGGTAAAACTACTACAGTTGTTGGCATCATCCTTTGGTCAATTCTATTCAATCCAACATACAATGTTGCCATCCTTGCCAACAAGTTCCAGCAGGCCAGAGAAATCTTATCAAGAATCAAGCTTGCTTATGAAAACCTACCAAAGTGGATTCAGCAAGGTATTGTACCAGGTGGCTGGAACAAAGGTTCAATTGAGCTAGAGAATGGATCAAAAGTTCTAGCATCAGCCACATCTTCATCAGCTGTTCGTGGTGGATCTTTCAACCTAATCTACCTTGATGAGTTTGCATTCGTCCAGCCAAACCTACAAGAAGAGTTCTTTGCTTCTGTATATCCTACGATTTCATCTGGTAAGACTTCTAAGGTAATGATCACATCCACACCTAATGGTATGGAGCTATTCTATAAGATTTGGGTCGATGCAGAAAATGGCAGAAATAGCTATAAGCCAGTTGCAGTCAATTGGTGGGATGTTCCTGGCAGAGATGATGCCTGGAAACAAGAAACAATTAATAACACGTCTGCCGAGCAGTTTAGACAGGAGCATGAATGTGAATTTCTTGGTTCATCCAACACTCTAATTAGTGGTGGAGCATTACGTAGGATGACATTCCTACCTCCTATTGAGGAACATGGTGATTTAAAGATCTACAAGCTCCCTCAAAAAGATCATCTCTATGCTATATCTGTTGATACATCTAGAGGCACTGGTGCTGACTATTCAGCTTTCTCAGTAGTAGATGTCACTCAGTTTCCATATGAGATTGTAGCCACATATAGAAACAATAAAATATCCCATCTATTATATCCAACCACAATAGATAATGTGGCTAGAAACTACAACAACGCTTATATTTTAGTTGAGACAAACGATAATGGCCAGCAGGTAGCTGATACACTAAACTATGATTTGGAAAATGAGAATGTGTTGAAGGTAGCTCAATCCAAATCTGGCCAAGTTTTAACCAGTGGTTTTAACGCCGCTGGATCTAAGTTTGGTATTAAAACATCTAAACAAGTTAAGGCAATTGGTTGTGCAACCTTGAAGACGTTGATTGAAGAAAATAAGCTGCTGAATTACGATTATGATATATTACATGAGATGACCACTTTTATAAGTAAGGGTACATCCTACGAAGCAGAATATGGCAAAAACGACGACCTGGTGATGACCCTCGTTCTTTTTGCCTGGATGTCAACCCAAAACTTCTTTAAGGAGCTAACAAGCATTGATATTCGACAACATCTGCTCAATGGAATCCCACAGGCTGCTGATGATGACCTCCTCCCATTTGGTATTGTAGATGATGGTAGACATGAACTTGCAGACGAATCAGTCATCAAATATACGTCAAATTTTGATAAAATGTTAGCGTCCTAAAACATGAACCCAGGGAATTTATAAATAATTTCAGTAGCTTTATTCAATAGATTTGTCTACGAGGAGAATCACGATGGCATTTCAAGTTAGCCCAGGCGTAAACGTAAGCGAAATCGACTTGACAACAGTGGTTCCTGCTGTATCTACCACAGAAGGTGGTATCGCAGGTGCTTTCCGCTGGGGTCCAGTAAACGATCGCGTAAATATTTCTTCAGAAGTTGAACTAGTTAAGACATTTGGCAAGCCAAATGATGACAACTTCGAAACATTCCATGTTGCATCTTCATTCCTAGCATATGGCAACCAGCTATATGTTGTCCGCGCTGCTGACGCAAATGCATACAATGCATATGCTAACTCATCAGCTGCTACAGACTTACAGGTTAAAAATCTAGATGATTATCTAACAGCAACAACAGGTTCTGGTGGTGCTTTATACCGTGCAAAGTGCCCAGGGTCAATTGGTAACTCTTTAAAGGTTTCAGTTTGCGACTCTGCTAACGCTTATCAATCAAACATCATGTCATCAGTAAGCAATAGCAATAATACACTTTCATTTGCTGTCAGCGTTGGTGCAAACACAGGTACACTAACAGCAACTCAAGCATCACAAAACGTAACAGTAATCACAGTATCAGGTGGCGGTACAGGTTATACAGACACAGACGTTATTGTTCTATCCAATGGTACATCAAATACAGGCAACTGTACGATTACAACAAATGCGTCAACCGGTGCAATTTTGTCTGTAACAGTTGTTGGTGGCGGCCAGTTCCCAAATACATCAGTAATTAGAGTGCAAGTGGCTAACTCAACAGCTGGCGCCAATTCAACAAACGGTAACACATCAGCTGGTTCAGGTGCTACATTCACAGTTACACTTGGCTCAACAGCTGCTGCTAACTCGCTAGCAAACACAGAACTAAACGCGCAGCTTGAGCTACTAACAGTAGGTGACCGCCTAAGGGTTGGTAACCAGTACTTGAAGATTACATCTAAGGGTTCAGGTTCAGGTGTATCAAATGGTGTCGTAAGAGCCACACTAAGCTTTGAAGACATTTACACTGGTTCTGCTGCAGTTTCTAAGTCAACCAACTCAACATCCGCAAGCGCTGTAACACGCTATTGGGAATTCTTTGATCAAGTTGACAAGGCTCCAGGAACATCAACATATGTTGCAGAGCGTGGTGGCGTATCTGATGAAATGCATATCGTAGTAGCTGATGAGGATGGTTTATTCTCAGGTGTCAAGGGTACAATAATTGAAAAGTATGAAGCTCTTTCTCGTGCTACAGATGCTAAGAGAGAAGGTGCAACAATCTTCTATAAAGATATTATTAACAATTCATCAGAATATATGTGGTGGTTCAATCATCCAGGTGCAGCTTCATACTCAGGCCTATCAAACACCATGGCCTCTGGTGACGTTCTTGCAACACCTAGAACATTCTCATTTGCTGGTGGCACAGATGGCGGTGGTGAAGCAAACATTGCATTCTCATACCTAGCAGCTGCATACGATAAGTTTGCATCAGCTGAAGAAGTAGATATTTCTCTAGTTCTAACAGGTAAGGCAAGAGGTGGCACATACGGTGAGCAGCTAGCCAACTATCTAGTCGACAATATTGCAGAAGTTCGTAAGGACTGCGTAGTATTTGCATCGCCAGAAAGAGGCGATACTGTCGGTGTACAAGCAGGCACACAGGCTGATAACATTGTCGAGTTTAGAAATGCTCTAAGATCAACGTCTTATGGTGTTCTAGATTCTGGTTACAAGTATATGTACGATCGTTACAATGACGTATATCGCTTTGTACCACTAAATGGCGATACAGCTGGTTTATGTGTAAGAACAGATAACATTCGTGATCCATGGTTCTCACCAGCAGGCTTTAATAGAGGCCAGATCAAGAACATTGTCAAGCTATCATATAACCCAGACAAGGCTGACAGAGATACACTATACAAGGC